TGTGCGGTCAGTATAATATGCCGTTCTATTACTACTGTCTTGAATTTTTATTGAACGATTGAAAATAACATCCGCAGTTGCACCAAGAGAACCAATATAAACATCACGGGTACTATCTTTAATTCTTATATTATTATCCGATAAAATCCATTCACCAACTTCTAAACCAGCACCACCTTTGATATAGAAATTGCCACCCTTTGCTCCAAGTGCTTGGTCGTTTCCTAATGTTTCGTCCTGTACATAAATCGTACCAGTTCCAAACCAGACTTCTTTAAATCTTCTTGCAGGAGAACCCAAAGACCAAACATTCGTTGTATATGGAAGAATATCCGAGTGTGCGACAATATTACCACCAGCACCAGCATTTAAGGTAATATCAGTATTTTCAATTGTTGCAACTGATAAACCAGGATTAACAACTGCACGAGCAAAATTGATGATTGTATCGTATGGTATAGGAGATACACCTGCACCTACGGGGAAAGTCTTATCGGCAATAATAACATTATTATATGAACCAGTACCAATACCAATAATTGCACTTCCAACCGAAATACCTGCACCAGCAATCACATCACCTATCTGAAGTGTGGGTGAGGGAACTGCTTGGAGTTGATATACTGCATATGGAACACCAGTAATACCATATGTTAATCCATAACTACCAATACCAAGATTAGCATATGGTCCATATTCAAGAACTGAACTTAAATTTGCTCTTGTGATATTAGCAACAATTGAAGATACACCAGAAATCACAGAACCAACTGGAAGATTTACAAACGAAACTCCAATACCATTCGTGGTTGTATTTCCACGGTCGGTGACTGTATCCAGAGTTTCATTACTTAAAAGTCCGGTAGTTCCAATACCAATATTAGTTGTAAATTCTGCAGTATTTGTAGATGCATTCCATACTAACACTCCTCCATCATAAAAACTTGAATTGGTTGCAAGTCCTACAATATCATCCAAGTATTTAAAACGTGTTTCTCCACCACCACCAATTGTGGAGAGTTGTTGTTGAATACGATTGATGAATAACTTATAGTGCTGTTGAAGCTGGTCTAAAGTTACAAAGTTCTGATTGAGTGGAGTAAGGGGGTCGGGAGTTTTTTCATTAGAAGGAATATTTAATAATCCTTCCTTGATATATTTTCTAGTATCTTGTTGGGGTTCTGGCTTAATGATATTTCTAACAACATCATTAATATCCTTTACTTCCTCCTCTACTTCTTCAATGATATTATCAACTAATTCTTGTTGCTCTTTTTCGTATTCTCTTCCAGTAAGTTCGAGAAGTATATTTTCAACAATATCATTCGCCCCAATAAGTTCTGAAATAAACTTATCTTCTTCTTCCTTTAATTTTTTCTTTTGCCTATTTGCTTCTGCTATAAGGTTAAAGAAATCTGATAGGTTTTCAGACATTATCTATCACTCTTCGCCTTCTTCCTCGTATTCTTCTTCTTCGGATTCTTCATTTTCGCCAAATACCGAACTTGCTACCATAGGGCGGAAAGCATCAATTCTTTCTGCCGATTTTGAGAATAGCAAGTCTTTAATTTTATCACTAATCTGTGATGGTGACTGATCAGCGGCAATCATATCCATTAAATCATCCATTTTTTAATACATTAAGTTGGAACTGAATCTATTTATATCTCCCCACCCTTGGGAATTTCTGCAATTTTTCCATCTACTTGTGTTACATTTCCTTGATTGTCAATATTTGGTTCCATAACTGGTTTACCCAAATCCATTCCAGGTGTAGGAGGTGCATTTGGATCCATTGGCATTCCTGTTGTGGGGTCAACTGGAATAGTTGGGTCTGGAATAATTCCATCCTCTATTTCCTTTTTCATAATTTGATCCTGTTCAATAATCTCTTGATCAGTTTGACGAAGAATTTTTCTACGAAGATAATCTTGGGAAAAATATTTTCCAACATATGGTTCCGCAACCTGAACCATATTCAACCTTTCATTTAGAAGTTCGGCATCCTTAAGTTCAGAGAAGTGATTATCATACAAGAAGTCAAATTGAATATGCTCATCCATTACTGCCCAATCTTCTGGAGTAATGATGTTCTTGAGAATTAATTGAGTTCTCAACATATCACTAAACATTGCCGAGAATCTCTTTCTCAAACGAGCAACAAATTTAGTGAACTTAACTTCATCACGTAGAATTTCTGATGAACGTCCAAGATTAAATCCACCTTCACCATCCATTCTTGATGGAGGTACGTTCAATGAACGATACAGTTTCTTCTTAAAGTATTCAATGTCAGTAATTTCTCCAAGATTTTGACCACCGGGAAGAGTTGTGATTTCTGTTCCTCTACCACCTTCTCTACGAGGTAACCAGAAGTCCTCAAGCATAGCCATAAACTTCTTATCATCACGAATTTCTCCGGTTGCAGAATCATATACTTGCTTGTTACGATATCTCATCATAACATCACGAAGATATTGCTCTGCCTTTACCTTTGGAAGATTACCAACATCAATGTAGAAAATTCTTCTTTCTGGTGCTCTTGAAAGTCTATAAATTACAAGACTATCTTCAATCATTCTCAATTGATTGAGTGACTTGATTGCCTTGTGCAGATATGAAAGAGTTGATCCCTTGTTTCTATCTACAAGTCCAGAAGTGCAATATGCAATGGAATCTTTTGACATCTTGATTCCTTGACTTGAACCACCAAGAGCTCCAGGTGCAGGAGTTCCTGTTGGATAAGTCATCTTTGGATTATACACAAAGTATTCTTCAATTTCAGGGAACTCAAAATCCATTGGATTGTCAACAGTCCTGGATGAAATCTTATACTTATCACTTTCCTTTTTCTTTGCCTGTCGTACATAACGCATTTTCATTGCGTCAATGTATCTAAATTCTTGAATACCTGCTTCTGGATTTTTGAGATCAATTACCTTATGATAATAGAGTCTTCCATCAATATACCAATTTCTATAAATTTCGTGAGATTTTTTATCAAAATCTAGAAGTTCTAAAATATACTTAAACTCTTCTCTAATTTTCTTCTTAATGCCGTCACTTGCATTTAGATTTGAAAGTTCAATTTGTACGGGAGAATCATTAGTATCACTAACAATTGCTTCATTTACAATATCTTCAATTGCGCTATCACACTCGGGATGAAGTGCCATTTCCCGATATCTTTTGATTAAATCAAATTCAGTCCTATAGACTCCTTCAATATCAACATACGAACCAAAAAACCCACTACTCAAATAGTGATCTACGGAATCCTCACTATTAGGAGGAACCGGAGATAGAGTAGTGGGTGATAGTGCTTCAGTATCCTCAATAGAGAATCCAAACAATTTTGCCATAATCAAATTCTAATTTATTTCTACTATTTAGTAGTTAAATTTAAGGAGTAGTGGAAGTATTTGATTTGCCCGCAGGTGACCAGTACTGAACCTGGAATTCTACAGTAAATTCTTCAATTGCATCTGCAGTATCATATGACAAATCAATTGCAGAAACATTTGTTGGAAAAATATCATAAAAATTGTAACTCTTAACAACCGAAAGTCCAGTAGTTCCGGTTTTTGTTTGATCGGAAGCCTTTCTTGTGAGTTGATTCACTGTTGCATTTACCATATATGATCCAGGAGAAGTAACACCGCTACCATCCTGATACTGGCCAATAAGTTGCATCCACTCTTCCATTGCAGTTCTGATTACAAAATCAGTATCATTAATTACAGTGATCTGCCAGGTATCAAATGTTCTTTCTCCTGCCACCTTAAAAATTCTTCCTCTAAATGGAATATCAACATTTGCAATATTTGATGCAGGAAGAGCTGCAGATTTGCACAATATGCTAAAGTTTTTATCAAAATCTGTTGGTTTAGTGTATCCTGCGATGGTTGGAAGAGTTAATGATACTTCAAATAGATTGGGGCGAGCTCCCCCGCCCTTAAGTGTTGATTTAAAATCTGAAAGACTGTGTGCCATTTGTGGATTCTCCTTTTAATTTATTTATTTTAAATCAAACAGTACCAGCAACTTCTTCAAAACTTACACCCGTGCGAGTTGCAACAAAGGTAAGAGTGACGTAGTTGATTGACTTGGTTGGTTTCAGGTAAATATCGGCACGGAATTCATTATTATCAATCACATCAGGAGTGTTATTTGTGGTATCACAAACAACGAGGAATCCATAAAGACCTCTCTTTGCTTCAACGTCACGAAGATATGGTTCAACAATATTTCTAAAGTTTGCTCTGGTTAGTTCATCATTGAGTTCAAAGAGTTGAGCATTTGCTGCTCTTTGAAGTGCTTGCTCAATAGTGAGGAACAATCTACGAACGTTAATTCTATCAAATGCGGATGCATACCCAAGTGCAGTCTTATCTCCAAACAGAAGAGTTCCAACGCCTGGCTGAGTAACAATAGAATTAACTCTCAAAGGATAGAGTTGATCTCTCTGATCCTTGGAAGGATTGTATGCAAGTTTGATTGCATTATTCAAAATACCTCTCTGTTGTCCTGCAGGCGAGAACCAAGGATATGATGTAATATTTGTTCTGCACATTAAACCTGCAATATCAGCATTGCAAGGAACATATCGGAACTGATTGTTGAATCTATCATAGGTGTACTTATATCCACTATCAAAGACGGCATAAGATGATGAAGAAAGTGAACTGAAGAATCTAATCAAGTTGGTTGTCTGTGTAGTAGTGTTGGTAATATTTACCAAGTTTGCCCTATGAGGACCAACTACTGCCATACAATCCTTTCTCAATTCTGCGATTGAGATTAGACTATTTGCTTTTGCTTGTGAATCGGACTCATTGGTTAAACCAGGACCCATAATCAAATAATCAACAGCAATATTATCCTTATTATTAAAGAGATTGTATGAATTTGTTAAATCTCCAAGTGCAGCCGTCATTCCACCGGAAGCAGAATAATCTACACCACCAGTTAAGGTGTAAGTTTTGTTACCGATTGCATTGAAGGTAACACCCTGTGCATTTTGTCCCCAGAGTCCACCACCAGATGTTACTGGAGTAAACGATGTAGAGAATGCAACTGCTCTTGGAGCAGTTCCCCAGAAAGCATCAGCAGCACTGGATGCATTATATCCTGCGTAGATTTGTGATGAGAAATCTGCAATATAATTCTTGTACCAGATTTTCTGTGGAGAATTAACTGCGGAAATTGCATCAAGTGCCTTGGAAAGTCCTACGTGCTTCTCAATGATTGAACCTTGAATTCCGGTGACTGTACCAAAATCATCAACAACAGCAATATTGATACCATCTCCTTCTCCACCTCTTGCAGCAGTGTAACTTGTAGTTACTGGTTTTGGAGCAATAGACTTCCAATAAACAGTGCTATTAGTCAGACCAAGAGTTTGTTGATCGTACCAATCCACAACCGTTGCAGGAGTAAATCCTGCTGCTGAGGTGTTTCCAGTTGCAATACCAGAGTTGTTTACAAAACGCAAAGTCTGGGAAGTTGCAAATGATGCAAAAGTATTTCCCTGAGAATAATTAATTAAGGTTTCTGTACCTGCAGAAGAAACTCTGGAGACAATGTGAATATCAATTGAACTGTTTCCGTTTGTTGAATCGGTAGTAACTCCTGTAATAATCCCTTTCAAATATCCAGTAAATGTTGATGTTGATCCAACACCAGGAATTACTGCATTTGTAAGTGCAGTTGTAACTCCAAATCCAATTGTAGCTCCATAAACAGATGGATTTGTGGTTGCAATACCAATCGTTTGATCGGCAAAATCGTCAACAAAACAAACCTTTAAACTGTTTGCCCAAGATCCTGGATTTTTTGCTGCAAATGTAAAATTTGTTGCAGTTGAAAAATTGTTTTGATAATCATCATAATTTTTAATGTTGAGTGTAGTAGTCGTTCCAATTCCTACACCAGCATTTGCACAATTGAGTGTGCTTCCACTAGTTCTAGCAACCTTAAGAATGCCACCATATGAGAGGTAGGATGATGCACTCATCCAGTACTCATATTGAGCATCTGTTGAAAGTGGTTTTCCGAAAGTATTGATTAGATCGCGTTCGTTTGCGATATCAATTGGATAATCTACAGGTCCGATTGGAAAAGGTCCTGCAATTGCTCCAACATTATCCAAAACATTATCAACTCTCCCTACTGTTAAATCAACCTCTCTGACGAGTACGCCTGGAGATAATTGAGGAGTCGCCATGTTTTTCTCCGTAAAGTCTCAGTTTATCTAAAAAATATTTATTAAAAAACTGATTTACATATATTCCCACATATAAGCACGATCTCCATACTCATCAAGATGCCAGGTATCTCCTTCAACATCAGTAAAAGTATTCTCACCAAATCCATCTGAAATGAATCCAAATGGTGACATATCTTGTTCTATTTGATTTTTTTGTTCTTCATATAATCTTTTTCTTACATCCTGATCAGTAAGTTCTTTGAAATAATCCTGTGCAACTAACCAGGCATAAATTACCAAACACATTGCCAAGTCATCATTGCAACCTTCTTCTGCCTCAAATGAGTTATGCTTTTGAATGAATGTTGTCAATTCACTCATAATTTCATAATCATTGAAGATGAGTTTATTTTCCTCAACCATTGTTTTGAGATTTAGACATCCAATTTTTTTAACGGTTTTGGACATCTTCACACCAAGTTGAGTTTTCTTTCCAGAAAATCCTTGTCCAACAATTTGACCTGCCCTACCTCTCATAGAACACATAAGAAGATTATTATATTCTAAATCATACTGAAGAATACTTGCTACTTGATCACCAACATCATTTACTTCACATAGGATATATGAATTATTATAACTTCTTGCAACATCATAAATTACGCTTGGAAATAGCATAGGTTTAATTTCATTATTCCTATACTTTGCAACAACTTTATGTGGAAAACTAGTAATGTCAACAACTGTAAATGCAGAGTAATCGTTTCCTACCCCTCTGGCTACGTCTACAGTGATTAGGTAATCGTGACCATCCTGTACATCTATATGTACGTCTAAACCCCCGCTACTTGTCTTAGGATTGTCGTATACGAGGGCTCTGAGTTTAGATGGTGCAATTAGAGTATCAACGGAACCAAGAAACTCACATTCAAACTCAACCTTGAATTGTTGTTCACTGGTATTTGCAATTGTCTCTGCTTTCCATTTCTCATCCCTACCAGGAACCTCACTCCAATGAACGTCTGTGAATACATATCCATTTTTACCACGTTCGGCATCGTGCCACATACGGTAGAAATGATTCATACCGTGAGGAGTGGAGACTATAATAACCTTTGTGCTTTTACCAGAAGTAATTGTTGGATATACCGAAGCAAAGAATGAATCTGCAATATGATTTGGAACAAATGCAAATTCATCCAAAAAGAGGATATTGAAAGACATACCACGAACCGCAGAAGCAGAAGTAGAAGCAGCCAAGATTTTACTTCCATTCTCCAGTTCAAGAGAACCTTTGTTCCAAGATATAATTCCTTGTTGCATCCATTTGGGTAGATTTTCATATGCAGTCTGAAGACGATCTAAAAGTTCTCTTGCGGTTGCTGCCTTGTTTGCAAGAATACCAATATTTACATTATCATTGAATACTGCATAATGAAGAAGATAAGACACAACAGTTGTAGACTTACCAGTTTGACGTGGCATCTTACAAATATTGAATCTATGATTATGGAAATTATTAACTAACTTTTCCTGAAATGGATACATCTTGAAGGGTTGTAATCCCTTATCAAGAGTTACGATCTGTACGTAATTCTTTGCAAAATATACTGGATCTTCTTTGCACTTAATAAATTGAAGAACCTGATCTTCTGTAAATTCAATAGGGGTATTTGCTTTTTTTAGAAGTGGATTACCAAGATATACATCGGACATATTATAATTTTACCTTACTAACAGTTCCACTTTCTTAATGAAAGTGCTATTCTTGTTGGACGACCTTTTTCATCTTTCATTGGTCCGGGCATTCCACCCATACGAGCACAGAAAGACTTTCTGCGTTTTGCCGATTTGCTATCAGGATCAAGTTTTGATGGTGGAGTTGTAACTGGTGGTTTTAGATTATGTCCTTGTGCTTTAGCAGATGCTCTACCTTTAGCATTTAGACCACCTTCTGGATTTTTTCCTTCCTTTTTTTGCCACGCCGCAACTTCTTCAATAGTCTCTTCACCAATAGTCTTATTATTCATCAAATAGTTTTTTGATTTTGTATTGTCCACATAAATGAGTGCTTGTCCT